TGATCCCTTTAGATCTATGAATGAATTAAGTGTTTCAGACATGGCGCGCGCTCTATACATCGGCTATGAAGTAGAACCGAAATACTGTGTGGGGAAATGGGTTGTTGTAACAGATGGATTCGATGAGGTTGGAAGGATCTCGAAGATTACCAAGGTCTCTGGCAGGAGCGCTCTACTAGAAGGTGTGAATAATTGTTGGTGGGGGTTTAGCCAAATTCGTTACGCCACCGAATCAGAAATAGCTGCCGAAAAAGAACGGAGATTTTGGAATAGGCATGGTAGGGAAGTTTGGGAATTAAAACAAGATGACTTGCTCATCAGTAGAAATTACCCTAATTCAGGTGATATAAAAATTGTCGAGGCTAGTGACGAAACTGGAACACTACTCATAAATGGATATGCGGATGATTTTGTTGAAAATGAAGGTGTGATGAAGAAAAAATATAGGATCGTCTGTTTCGCAGAATCTCGACTGGACGGTGATACCAATGAAAATCTACCTAACTGACGAAGATTACGCAATCGCTGAATCGAACGGAATCAATCCTAGCACACTTAGAGGTCGCATAGACCGAGGTTGGGACAAAGAACGAGCAATCACAGAATCGACAACTGGCAAACGCGCTAAATGGCTGAGGGTTGCTAAAGTAAACGGAATCAAGGAAGGCACATTTAATAATCGTGTATATATACACGGATATACACATGAGGAAGCAGCGACTAAGCAGCTATTTAACGGATATTATACTGAACTGTTAAAAAAAGCACGTGAGCAAGGTAATCCAGTTGCCTATTCTACGATACAACAAAGAATATCTAAAGGCATGTCGTAGGAAGAAGCTATTTCTTTACCACCACAGACAACGAATAAGCCGAAATCAGAGATTGACAGGATATTGAATGTGGAGATTAAGTCACCTCATGCTGATTGGTGGTAATTAGACACAAAATGCGAAGGAGTGAAAATTTGAAGATATACCAAAATAAGAGGAAGCCGTGGAAATGGGTTGCAACATGCGTGAACAGGTACGAAAAAGTATTTTTCTTTAGAGTCAAACGAACCCCTAATAACAAATGGCAAAGACGTCCAAGGTTTCACGCAATGATTAATCTGTTCATACTTTCCTTTTGGAGAGATAACTCAAATTTTAAAATAGGTATCGGCTTTGGCAAAAGGCATTACAGCTTAATTTTTCATAGTTAGTTCGTAGTCCGATTATACAGCGACGTAAAAACAAACACAGCCCACTCACAAACATAAATAACTAGACAACTAGACAAATACATACAGCAAGACTTAAAAGGCTTGTGAGTGGGTTAAATTGATTATTTGGGGGTAGTGGAAATGAAATACTCGAACGGAATTAATAAAAAGAATAAATTTTTGCAGATGTTTTGCAGACATAAGAATATAGGTTCGTTTACTGAACAGTCAACATTTCAAAGTTTAGCGGGAGAAACAATCCATCATATTTGCAAAGATTGCGGAAAAGTGAAGGGAAAGCAACTTTTAAGGTATGAGGGCATGGGATTCAAATGACTCCACGTTGGATGATAGAAAGAAAACGAGCAAACAATGATCATGAGATATTGCAGGTCGTTGAAATATATAAAGAAGATGAGAACAGGGAATTAGTTAAGTCGGAAAATAAGCAGTGGACATACAGGAAAGAATTATTGCTGGTGGAGGCGACACTATGAACCTATCACAACTAAACCAGCAAGCCCGGGAAGCTGCGAATAAACGGGATGATGAGTTATTCAATGAAATTATCGAGGCTTTAAATTACATGCTAAGGAGCGATAAATAATGTGGTACATGCTACGGAAGGACAAGCAAGAGATTATGACGGATAAAGAAGACAGATCAAATGAGTTGCAGGAGCAAGGCTTTAAATTAATGCAGGTTGTGGATATAAACGATGTTAGTAAATGTAAGGATGTGCAGTGATGAATATGAATGAATTGACTACAAGAATTGAAGATTGGGCTATTGTCCGTGAGTTAGATATTGCCGATCCCAACAAACAAATGCTAAAGCTTTTCGAGGAAATCGGGGAATTGGCAGAAGGATTGGCAAAAGGAAAGCCAGATGATATTGAGGATGCAATAGGCGATACTTTTGTTGTCCTTACAATCTTATCAATGCAATTAGGCTTAGACATAAGAACATGCGTACAAACGGCATATAACGAGATTAAGTCAAGAAATGGGCGGATGGTGAATGGTGTGTTTGTAAAGGAAGATGATCTGCGATGAAAGACAAACTACTCTGGATAGCATTAATCGCTATCGTTATTATCGCAGGGATATCAACATACACGTCACATAATAAAGTTACTGGGATTATGGAACGGCAACAGAACAAAATAGAAGCATTGCAGCAGGAAAATAAATCACTGCATGATGATGTGTGGAATTTGAGTAATCAGTTGATGAAGGCAGATAAAGAATAATCGTCGTTTAATTAACTTCTAGGAGTGATCTCTTGCTGACGTATTTAGATCGAACATTAAGCAAAAAAGATAAACGTAAAGTAGCAAGGTACATGAAAGAATATAACAATATGAAAGCCATTATCAAGAGCAAGGAATTAAAGCTCAGTCCTAAATTAACATCAACTATACAAGAAAGCCCTGTTCAGGAATCAGGAAACAATACAAGTGAGCCAGAAAAACTAGCTATATTATCTAGTGAAGTTGATGAGTTACGGAATATTAGAATGAGATTAGATGCAGCGTATCATTACGCAAAGCCACTCCATAAATTAATATGGGACGAATGTTTTATTGATGACAGAATGGACGCTGATATATATTATGGTAATGACATACCGAAGAGGACATATTATCGTGAGAAGAATATATTAATGTCGGTCGTAGCTGAGTGCTTAGAAATTGGCACAAATATGCACCATGAACGCACCAAGTGATACGGAAATCAGTGTTATGATGGTAGTATAGGAAATTAAATACAGTGATATTTATCAAACATCTAAGTGTCGGGTGTGGAAACCTGGCACTATTTAATTGTAATATTCCCACATTGTGGTAATATAATAGTAAGGCTAGGCAAAGCGCTGCCGAAAAGCTGTTACCCGACAGCCTGCCTTATAATATAAAACGGGTGATAACTTGGGGGTTATTTATTATGAAAAAGTTAATTGGTATTGGAATCGCATCGTTGGTTATGTTGGTTGGTTGTGGGAATGATGAGGAAGTAGTGCAACCAGACGATGAACCTATTGAGCAGGAAGAAGAACAAGACACTTCAACAGGCGATCCATTAGAGTTCGTTAATAAAGATAGTGAGTATGATACATTAATTGATGCAGCCAATGAATACGTAATAGAAAATTATTATGTAAGTGATGATACAGATGAACAAGGTTTTAATATATATGAAGATGGCGATTTCACAATGCGCTATGCATTAGTTGAAACAGAAAACATAGCTGATGTGGAAGCGAACGGAAGTAAGCAGGTTCAAATTATGGGCGAGATCATTAATGATACTGACCAAGATTACAACTTTGACAAGAATAGGCTTTTCATTAAAACTGCTGATAAAGAAGAGTCAAGCCTGGCGTTTGACTTAAATGGTGCTTGGCAAGCAGATCAGAAATCGAAGTTCATTGATTATTTTCCGTTAGATTACGACACACCGGATTCATTTACATTAACATTGATTGATCCATCATTAGAAGGAGATGGGGATGAGGCTGTTTTCGGTGATGATTGGGACAGAAAGTTTGATGAAGCGTTCGAGAAATTCAAAGAAGAGCATACTATTAAAGAGTTAGAGTTCCACAAAGAATAAACACAACACAAACATACGAAGGCATCTGCATATAGCAGGTGCTTTTTTTGTATGTGATGAAAGGAGAATGCAAATGACATTTATTATTTATGCAACAGAAATATTTAGAGCGATTATGTATCTTACAACTGCAATAGGCTTGATACTTGTAGCGTATTACGGAGTGAAAGCTTTGAAAGTTGAAAATGCATTTAAAAAAATGGAAGAAGAAAAACGAGAACAAATTAAAAGATTGAAAGCCATAAATGATCATTATGAAAAGTTTATAGATAAGGATTAACATACTGTTGAAAAGGTTGGTGGAGTGAGATGAAATCAATTATAGCAATAGGTAACATAACGTTTAATCATGTGTTGGCATACGGAGATGAGTTTGTACAAGAGATCGCTGTTGAGTCAATTAACATAAGTTATACAGTTTATCATGGTGATAACAAGATTGATGGAAAGTTAACTCTTGATCAAGATGAGTATAGAGACAAGACATATAGTGATCTTATTAATGTGGTGGGAAGTCATTTTATAAGTACTGTTGAAGGTGTCGAGATATGGTAACAACATTCCAAGTAATACTATTCATCATCATGATTGTTGCTTGCTTAGGTGCTGTATCAGATGATCACATGCAAAGGGTTATGTCTCTTGCTTCTATATGTATAGCGAGTATGTTTGCGTTCGTTGCTAGTGTGATGTGGTTGTGACCAAAGTAAAGGTTATATATGGCGCTCCGGCAAGCGGTAAAACAACATACGCTAAGAAACAGTTGGGAGACAATGATCTGATATATGACTTTGATGACATTATGCAAGTCATTACAGGTTTAGAATACCAACAGGCAAATGTAAATGTTGTTCCGTATGTTAATGATATAAGAGATACAATCATCGAACGAGTAAGGAATGAGGACAGTCTCGATAATGTGTATATCATTACTACATTCATAAGCAAACACATAAGGGAATCTCTACCTGGTGCTGACTATATACAAATGAATACAAACAAGGCGACATGCTTACATCGTATAGAGAACAGCAATAGGAAGAACAAGCATGAACTTAATAAGGTTATCAATGATTGGTATGATGAGTATGGTAGCGGGACGGTTAATTCCAAGCCTAAAAAGAAATGCAACTATGACACATGCAGGGTGTTCATTGACTATGACCAAATACACTGTGATAAGCACAAAGGTAGTTATGAAAAGAATTATGATAGCGGACGAGAGAAGAAGTACAAATACTTTTATAGTAGTAAGGCGTGGAGAAAAGCAAGGCATCAAGCAATGTTAAGGGATGAGTGGACGTGCCAACATTGCATTGCTGAGGTGATATACAAACATGCTGATGTTGTCCACCACATTGTAGAAGTGCGTGAGGATTGGTCAAGGCGCTTAGATATAGAAAACCTCATGTGTGTTTGTCATGGTTGTCATAATGCAATCCACACAAAATAAATAATAGTAAATGAGTCCCCGCCCTTCTTATAACCCTTATGAAAAAAATCAGAGAAAGCCGGGCAAAAACTTTTATTATTGATTTTTGCGATTATGTAAATTCTAAAACACCATTTAAACGCCATTAGGAGGTGATTGTGTGCGTGGTAAACCGAATAGAGGTATTTATACAGAAGAAGAATTAAAAAGCCATAAGAAAGGCAAAGAATACGTTGCAAAGAAGATGGCAGAACAAGAAGCGCTTAGTGATTATGAACAATTGGAAGCAGATTCTATACCTCCACACCTTTGCTACTATGGAAAAAAAGAGTGGAAGAGAATTATTCCATTGTTGAAGGAATTACCTATTGCGGAATTGGATAGAGAATTGATTGAATCATATTGTGCATTGCACGGTTCTAAAAGAAGTCTTGAAAAAGGCGTGCAAGAACATGGACACTCCTACAAGATATATGACAATGACGGTAATATAGAAACAATGAGACGTAATCCGGATTATGATATGTTGCTCCAAACGATAAAGGAAATTCGTATGATCGCCAACCAACTTGGCATGACGATGAATAGCAGATTAGATTTAGTTGTTCCGGACGAAGGGAAAGAAGAAGATGAGTTTATGAAATTGCTCAAAGGTGGTTAAGAATCGGGTGATATTAGATGGAAGATCGCGTAACACAATACGCTGAAAACATTGTAAGTGGTAAAACTTTAGCAGGAAAACCAGTTATTGCCACTGCCAAGCGTCACTTGAATGACTTGGAAAAATCTGAATCAGATGACTTTGAATATTATTTTGATGCGGAAAAGGCTAGTCGAATAATTAAATTTATCGAAATGCTACCGAATACCACAACAGGAGATGCAATGCAGTTAGCGCCCTTTCAGGCATTCGTTGTTGGTAGTATTCACGGGTGGCGATATAAGAAGAATGGTCATAGGCGCTTTAATAAAGCTACAATCTCTCTCAGTCGTAAACAAGGTAAGACGCTTATTAATGCTGGTATGGCTATTTATGAATTAATCGCAGGTGAAAGCCCGTCAATCAACAGACAGATATTCCTGTCCAGTAACTCGCGAGAACAATCTATGATTCTATTTAAAATGGTTAAGCAGCAAGTGGATAAGTTGATGAGCAAGTCTCCGGCGATTAGAAAGGAAATACGTCAAGTAAGAAATGAAATAACTCACAATCCGACATACTCAATCATAAAGCCCACGAGTGCTGATTATTCCACAATGGATGGTAATGAGGTGTCATTTGGGATCATCGACGAGTATGCAGCAAGTCCAACGACTAGATTATTAGATGTTATCGAGTCGTCACAAATACAATTGGATAACCCTCTCATTGTAATTATAAGTACAGCAGGTTATGACGTTAACGCTCCGTTTTATGCTGAACGTAATTATGCTATTGAAATAGCGGAGGGTAAACAAATTAACGAAAATTATTTCAGTTATGTGGCTATGCAAGATAGCGAAAAAGAAATAAATGATCCGGAAACTTGGATAAAAAGTAATCCTTTGTTAGAAGTTCCAGAATTAAAAGAAAAGATGCTCAAGAATTTAGAACAACAATTAACAGAAGCGCAAGCCAAAAATGATACATTGGAGTTTAGGATTAAAAACTTAAATTTATATGTTAAGGGTTCTGTTAATAGTTACATTGATGTGGCTGATTGGGAAGCATGTGCGACAGAAAAGCCAGTTAACATACAAGGGAAAGATGTTTATTTCGGGATTGACTTAGCGCGCGTTAATGATATTGCTGCTGTTAGTATGATTTATCCTACTGATGACAATAAAATGTATGTGGACAACCATTCGTTTATAGGGACAAAAGGCGGATTACAGAAAAAGTCAATCAGAGATAAAATTGATTATGAGATGTTGGCTAATAAAGGTTATGCGACAATTACGGATTTAGAAAGTGGCATTATCAACTATTCATTAATTATGGATTATATAGTAAATCACATACAAAATAACAATTTGAATGTTAAAGGGATCATGTTTGACAGTTGGGGAAGTGATTTGTTCCTTGCAGAATTTGAAAAAAGGTACGGTCATATGGGCTTGCCATTTATTGAGGTAGGGCAAGGATTTAAAAACTTATCAGAACCAATCAAACAATTCAGATTAGAAATTTATGAGAAAAACATAATTCACAATGATAACCCTAACTTAAACATAGCAATCAATAATGCTATTGTGAAGCACGACAACAACGCTAACATAATGCTTGTGAAGGATAAGGCGCGAGAAAAGATTGACCCTATTGTAGCGCTTATAACTGCATATTCTCAAGCGATGTTCCATGAATTTGATAACAGTAAGGATATGGAAAAATACATCTTATCGGAAGATTTCGGGTTTTAATGAGGTGAACAAATGAATATTGGAAAACTAACAGACGGATTAAAAACGATCGGTCTTTTTTTATTGTCTAATTTAATATCTATTCTATTTTTAATTGGATTGTCTTTAATAGTTTATGCGGTGTTTTTAGTGTCGCTTGTTTTCGGATTAGTCGCAGCAGGAATTGCATTGATTTTAGTGGCACTTATTATGAATAGCGAGAAATCTAATTGACGATTGATTATTCCGTGCAGGAGGTGAATAAATGGGAATATTTTATAAGCGAGAAACGAGAAACTTCTCCGATGAAGAAAAAGAAGCGCTGATATCCATGTTGCCGGGATTCCAAGGAGTACCAACAACATACACAAGCGCTAAAGCAATTGAAAACAGCGACGTATTCACAGCGGTTCATATGATAGCGAGTGATATTGCTACCCTGCAACTAGAAAAGCGCGTAAGAGGTGTTAAAGACCCCACTGACAGGCTTTCAAAGATAATCAATGAAAGACCTAACGGAACGTACAACGGATATCAGTTTAAGTTTATCATGGTTGCCAATGCTCTTTTAAATGGTGAGTCGTTCGCTGAAATATTACGCGATCAAAAGGGTATGCCTGTAGAGTTGGTCCATCTACCTAATAGTGTGGTGGTGCTCAAGATAAATCAGTCAACGGGTTACAGACTCCTTTATTTTGTTAATGACGGAAAAAAACAACGGACGATACAATCAGATGACATGTTGCACTTTAAGTTTTTCAGTTTAGATGGTGTGAATGGTGTTAGTCCCTTGAAAGCACTGAAAGATGACATTGAGACTCAGCAAAACAGTAAGAAGTTTCTAGCCAACTTCTTTAAAAACGGAACACAAAATGGTGGTTTGCTTACTTACAAGGGTGGTAAGTTGTCCAAGGATGCACGGGAGAAGCTAAAAAAGGACTGGCAAGAGGCAAACGCAGGTACCGATTCAGCGCACAAAGTTGTTGTGCTCGATGAAACAATGGAGTATAAACCGATCGAAATTGACACAGAAGTTTTGAAACTGATTAATACGTCCAATCACTCTACTACTCAAGTTGGTAAAGTGTTCGGCATACCACGTCATAAATTCGGCCTGGAAACATCTAACATGAACATTGAAGAAATGAATATAGACTATCTTGTTAATACGCTGTCACCTTACCTGGAGGCGATGGTAAGCGAAATATCGTTTAAGACAACAAAGGATATCCTGTTGAGTGATGTCAGCTATAAGTTTAATACTGACAATTATAAGATGATCGATGCTGAAACGAAGGTTAAGAATGAAAAGATTAAAATTGAAACGGGCATTAGTACATTGAATCAAGCTAAGGAACAGTTCGGGTTGCCTTCTATTGGTCCGATGGGCGATAAGCACTTCATGAATTTAAACCTTACCACATTGGATATGTTGGAAGATTATCAAATGAGTAAGGCTACTAATTTACCAACAAAAGGTTCATCAAGTGAAGGAGGTGAGGAATGATGGAGACTGAAAAAAGAGTTATGACCGCTGTGGAAGTAAGGACAAAGGATAACGAAAATGATTCGATGGTTATTAGTGGTTATGCGCTTAAATATAATACTTGGTCACAGGATTTAGGCGGCTTTATTGAGACGATTGACAAGCAAGCATTGCGAAACGCTGATTTGTCTGATGTTCGCTGTCTGATCGACCATGACAATAGCCGTATATTGGGTCGAACGACCGCAAAAACACTCAAACTTGAAAGTGATGATGTTGGCTTGAGGTTTGAATGTACATTGCCTAATACATCTTATGCTAAGGATTTATACGAAAACGTAAGAGTTGGCAACATTAATCAGTGTTCATTCGGTTTTGAGGTAGATAAAAACGGTGATGAATTACGCTTTGATAGGGATAATTCCATCTATAAGCGAACAATCAAAGCTTTTAAGCGCATATTTGATGTAACGGTCACGTCAACACCAGCTTACGCTGACACGGACGTTGCACCTGCTTTGCGGAGCATTGAGCACTTAGAGAAGGAACGGCGCATTAAATTAGAAGCCGAAAAACTAAAAATTGAAATGGATTTAATTGAAGCGTCTCTTGAGTAGGCGTTTTTATTATGTATAGGAGGAATGTGTTAAATGAATTTGTTAGAACTGCAATTAAAATTAAAAGAAACGCGCGTTAATCACAAAGCAAAGATCAAAGAAGTGCGTGACGCTCTTGATCGGGATGATATTGAAAAAGCTAAGTCCCTAAAAGAAGAAGTGGACAAGATGAAAGTTGAAATCGACGATCTGGCTGAAAAGGTAGAAAAGATTGAAGAAGAAAACAAGGAAGAGGAACAAGAGGAAGAAGGAAGCCAAAATACAAATAGTGAAGGAGAACAGCGCATGGCACAACCATTTATCCCAGAACCAACAAACGAGGAAACACGAGCATTTCAAAGTTATTTAGAAACACGTGAAATTGACGGTGGAGCACTTAAGACAGATTCGGGTTT